TTTGGTAATTTGCATAACTCCTCCCTTGTAGTGACGTCACCCCCCCCTCCCCTTTAGGGGAGGGGGGGGCTGGGGGGGGGGTGGGGTTTAAGTCTTATGACGTCATGTCGGACGTTGTTTTGCAGTTTACACCCCGGTCCGCTGATGACGTATGTATTCGGGGGGGGCCGCGGCGGCGGAGGCGCGGGGGGTGTGCGTGGGTAGTTAATAGACAATGTCCCGCGGAGCGGGACATTTGACTTGGACCCCCAGGTTCTTCCCCCAAGACGAAGCCGCGGCCCTCCCCGACCAATGTGGACCCCCAGCAAGGCACCCACTCTGTGTCCTTGGCGGGAGCGCGGAGGGGTCCAATCTATTTTTGTTTGTTTGGTGTTTTTAGCTCTTTTTGTGAGTTTTTTGGGGTTTTTTATTTTTATTAAACACTGCAAATAGGGGGTATAGTGTGAAAGGTAGTTGGGGTTATTAGAGAAAAGTTAAGAAAAGCGGGATAGTTTATTTCTGGGCTTTGAGATAGGTTCGGAGTCGCTTTCTGAACTGGCAGTCCATGGCCAGTCGTCGCTGGATGAGCTTGATCTGTTTTTGGATTGGAATTTGAAGTGTTGAATCGCTGTCTGAATCGCTCTCTCCATTGCAGCTGCTTTCTTCTTGCGATGAGTCGTCTTCTTGCTCTTTCGGCACTCTTTCTTTGAAGTGGAGGGAGCAGTCTGATTCGTCTTCTGTGGGAGAGAGAAGTCTTCTAAAAGCATGTTTAGTAATGAGTCCGTCTTTGTCGAAGTCCCAGGGAGCGAGTGAGGTTTTATAGGCTTTTCTTGGGTTTTGTACGTCTTGTCCTTTGAATGTCTGAAAGCGGGGGTCTTTTTCAATATTTCTACTGTGTGGTATATGTCCTCCCCATTCCCAGTAGAATTTGTAATCTATAATATGTGAAAATGGGTTTTTGAGGTGTGGAACCATGGGTCCATTTTGTAAAATATGTATTACTCCTGGAAATTTAATTCCAAAGAGTCTTCTATTGGCTTCCTGGTCCCACCATAGAATTTTGTAAGGGTATAAATTTTCCATACCATCTTCTTTTTTACCCCAGTAGTCTGTGTTTATTTGTGGGTCTTCTGAGCCTTGTATTCCCCACCAGAATTGATAGTATGGAATATTTATATCATAGATCCAATTGTTTTCTGTTAGTCCTAGTCCTCTCTGAGACATCCAAAATGGTTGTCTCCATTTATCAGAGATTTGTATTTGCCATGGTGGTAAATCCCATTGCCAGCTATAGTTTTGTATAGTGTATTTTTTTCCACCTTCTGTTACTGTGTTTTCTACAGATCCGTCAGGCCATGGGGTTATAATCCTGCCAGTATCGCCCGCGCCACCATCTCTAATATCTGCAATTGAGAAACCATAATTGACTAAGGTTTTGTCAGCTATGTCTGACATGTAATACCATTGGTTTTTCATTCCTGGTGGCGGCTTGATTCTGAGTGTTTTTGCTGGTGCTGAGTTTCCCCATCTATTTGATCTGACTACTATGTGGTTTTTTTCTGTTAGTTGTGCTTGAAATGGTTGCATGCGTTGTATGTCTGCTGTTAATAGTGCTGATTGTTCTGTGTCCCATACTACTACATAGTCATGTTCTATGTGTTTCCATAGTGTGAATTTTGCTCCTTTGTATCTAGCCATATCAAAGGTGGCATTAGATGTTGACCATGTGTTTTGTCTTTGTTTCCATCCTTTATATAGTTCTTGAAGTGTTACTGTCATCCAATCTGTTGTCCCTCCGTGTACAAAAACAGTTTCTGTTGTTCCGTCTGCTGCTGTTTTTGTGTGGTGAAATCTTTCTATTGTTTGAAATGTGTGTCCTCCTAGTACTAGTACTTTTCCCTTAATTACACATCTCTTAATTATTCTAGGTTGATATTGAATAATATTAAGAGGTTTTCTTACTGTTCGGCGTCTTCTAAAGCGGCGTCTGGGATAGTAGCGTCTTCTCCACCATCTTCTCCACCTCCAGCGCCTCCTCCCTGGTATACGCCACCTTCTCCGCCGCCTCCAAGGCATGTCTCAGGTGTCTTATTCTTAGCTTGTACAGCTGTTGAGCTCTCTCCGGATCGGTAATAAATGCAGGTAAGGTGGCCAAACCAATCTCCACAGGAACACCAAGTCGAATGAGCAAGGTTAATACCAAGTTTCCATTTGGCTTCGTTCTGCTTCTGTCGACTATAATCCATTTAGGCATTCTGCAAAGAAAGGTTAGAGCGTATTAATACACTAGCTAGGCCCCGGCCCAAGAGCGCCCTAGCCCGATAAGCCCCTTGACTGCGCACCCTTTCAGGGGGCTCCGGCACCCGCCCCGGGCGCGTGAAGTCTCTCGCCGGGGGCTCGAGTCGTTCGCTTCGTGTTACTCGCTCTCTGCTTCACGTCCCTCTGGGCCAGTAAACTCAGCCATTCGTCACCTAGGTTTATTAAGTGGTTTTTGAATCTACTTTTTACTTGTGGTGAGTTGCATAAATTTGAATACTCCGCCCAGTTAAGTAGCATTAAGTTTATCTGGAATCTACATCTTACTTATGGTGAG